CTGCTAGTTTCATCATAGGTTTGAAAGAAAGGGATTCTTCTTGTTCAAATGTATTTGACCAAAGAGAAGATTTTTCTTCCTCTGAAAGGCTGTGCCACATTACAGAAATTCGTTTCACCCTTTCAGGATCATTCGATAACGTTTGTGACAGATTAAATAAAGCCATCTTTTCGCCTAAAGAAAGACACTCAAATAGTTTATCCAGTTTGGAATTAGACTTAACTCTTTTATCTTCCAATTTTTCAGCAAAGGAAGCCATATCTGTACTAACTTTAACATCGGTTACTCTCGCATATATCTGGGTGGTTTTAATATTCGTATGCCCTAACATCTTCGATACACTTTCAATAGATACGCCTTTTGTAAGCGTAAGGGTTGCAAATGTATGTCTTGCAAGATGATAGCTTAAATTTTTATCAATTCCACAGACTGTCCCGATTTCCTTCAAGTATTCATTCATCTTTTGATTGCTCATAACCGGAAGCACCTTTTCATCTGGCAATTTACCCGAATATTTTTCTATGATTTGCTTAGGAGTATCAAGTAAGGGAACATTATAATTAACTCCCGTTTTTTCCCGTTTGCCGATAATCCACAATCCGTCGTCAAAAGAAGTGCGAATATTGGACTGGCGTAGATTCTTAACATCAATATAAGCAAGTCCGGTGAAACGATAGAAAACTATCAATGCAACCAATAGAGGAATCCGGCAAAAGAACTGCAATTCGTTGTAAAGCAGCAAATTGCGTTGGTTTGCGCAGTTGGGTAAATAGCAAAAACAGGTAGAATAACGAACCTGTTCAGCTACCAAGTCATTACCTGTTTTCATTTCATTTAGATGCAGTCAATCAGGGGATAAACTGTCAGTTAAAAGGTATTTCCGTCCGGGAATCCCCCTTCATCCGGCAGATTCTGCCCGTCCGGTTTTGATTGCGCCGTTCTGCCTGATTCTCATATCATTCGATTGGCGAAGTATTAGTAAGATTGCAATCAAAAAAAGTAACGCATGAAAACAGAAATGAAAGTGCTGCTCTACATCAAGCGCGGCGTACAGGACAAGGACGGCTTTTCTCCGCTCATGGGCAGAATATCCGTCAGGGGAAAGGTGAACTCCATCGCGCAATTCGCGTGCAAGTTCAAAATAGATGTGCGGTTGTGGAACGCCACCGCCCAACGCTGCACCGGCAAAAGCAAGGCGGCGACAATAGCAAACAGGGAGATTGAACGGCTACTGCTGTTGTTGCAGAAGCGGTTCAACGAACTTACTGATATCAAGGATGTCGTGAAAGCGGAGGAAGTCAGAAACGTGTTCCAAGGTCTGGCTGAGACTCAGGATACCATCATGAAGCTCTATGCGGAGCATAACAGCGACTATGCCCTGCGTGTAGGGGTGAATAGGGCGGCAAGCACGTTCTACCAGTACCGGAACACCTGCCGGATACTCGGTGAGTTCCTGAAAGAGAGATACCATGTGTCGGATATGCCTGTCAAGCAGCTGGATGAAAACTTTATCGAGGCGTTTGATATGTATATGCGCACGACAAGGCGTTTCATGCCCAGGACCATACTCGGACATATTAACCGCCTGAAAAGCGTAATGATGCTTGCCGTGTTCCGCGGCATCGTCCCTTTCAGCCCGTTCAAAGGTTATGCGCCGCAGAAACCTGTTTTCAAACAGATGTATCTGACAGAAGACGAGCTTGACAGGTTTGCGAACACTACCTATGACACCCCCAACCGTAATTTCACGAGGGACATGTTCCTGTTCTCGTGCTGGACGGGTATCTGTTACTGCGACATGAGGAGCCTGACAGCCGCCAATCTGGTGAGAGCGGATGACGGCAGTCTGTGGATTCATACGGAAAGACAAAAAACAGGGACGCCCGAATGTATCCGGTTGATGGAGATACCGCTGAATATCATTGAAAAATACAAGGATAGGGACAGCGACGGGAAACTCCTTCCTATGCTGACCAAAGAGAGCATGAACAGACACCTGAAAAAGATGTCCGTGATGTGCGGCATCAACCGTCCAATCTCATTCCATCAGGCAAGGCACACCTTCGGAAGCATCATCTGTCTGTCACAGGGGATTCCGATAGAGACCGTCAGTAAAATCATGGGGCATCGGCATATCACCACCACACAGCGGTATGCGAAAGTCACGCAGGATAAAATAGACAAGGACATGGACGGTCTGAACGATATTATCGGGGGCAAGTTTACCTTATCGGGCATTGACACTGCCCCGTCTCCAATTCTGAAGGATTATAGCCAACGTAAAGTCAATCCGAGCATGAAACAAAGAGAGTACATAACCAAAATGATGGAGGGGTAAGCCATGCGAAGCACATTCAAACTGTTGTTCTATATCAACCGCCGGAAAATAAAGAAAAACGGTAGATGTCCGATTATGGGACGGGTCACCCTTGACGGGAAGATAAGCCAGTATTCCACAGGGTTGGAAATAGAGCCTGACTTATGGGATGCAAAAGTGGGCAAGGCATTCACGGACGGCCGTAAGACCGGAAACATCACCGGCGAAAAAAGAAATGAGTTGAACAGGCTGAACTCATTATTGGAGGCTTTGGAGGAGAAAGCGAAGGCCGCCTACAAAAGAAACGTGGACTCTTATGGCTTCGTCTCGGCAGAAATCATCAAGAATGCCGTCACCGGGAAATCCGATGTCAAAGAGACATTGCTGTCCCTGTTTGACGAACATAACGGGGAATACGCCAAACGTGTGGGCATTGACCGGACAAGGCATTCCTACGTCCGTTATCTTACCACCCGCAAGCATATATTTAACTTTTTGAAATTCAAGTATGATTTGGAGGATATTCCGTTACGCTCACTGACGATGAAGTTCATGACCGACTTCACGTTCTATTTCTCTACCGTACTGCGGTTAAAGGTGTCCGCCTACAATGACTACCTTATCCTGCTACACAAGATGACACGGCTGGCGTTGAAGAAGCACATACTCAAGCGCGACCCGTTTGCAGGGCATAAGATTGAGAAAGTGCCTGTCAACCATCGCCACCTGAACAGGGAACAGTTTGAAAAGCTGCTCAATGCGAAACTGCCCACCTACCGCCTGTGCCACACGCGCGACCTGTTTGTCTTTTCGGTGTTCACTGGCATCGGAAGGGCAGATCTGGCAAACCTGACGGAAGACAACATCGTCACAAAGGAAGACGGTTCCAAATGGATTCACATCGCACGGCAGAAGACCAAGGCGGAGTGCCATATCAAACTTCTTGACATACCTCTCCGCATTATCGAAAAATACAAAGGGGAAGGCGAGGACGGAAGATTGTTTTACGTCCCGCAGACCTGTAACCTGTGCCGCAGCCTTAAAATCATAGCCGAACAGTGCGGTCTGGGATGTCACCTGACATTCTATCAGGCGAGGCACAGTTTTGCGACCCTTATCTGCCTGAGCAACGGGGTTCCGATAGAAACCATCAGCAAGATGATGGGACATTATTCCATACGCACCACCCAGATATATGCCGAGATAACCAACCACAAAGTGAGCAGGGATTTGGAAACCCTGTCTGAAAATACCAAAGGCAAATATGCGTTGCCCGATGACGGTATGCCGTCACGGGTGTTCAAATGCGGAAATTACAGCGGTTGGAAAAAGGAGTGTGCATCAAATGATGAAACTAAAATCAAGTGACAATGAATAGAGGAATAATAACAATCAGTGAAACGGGTGCGGTCACGATGCCGACCGTATCCGTATGGATGACGCAACAAGAGATAGCCGACCTGTTCGGGGTGTTCTCATGCGATGTCCGTAAGGCGATTCATACCATTTACAAGCACAAGGAACTGAACGAACTTGACACGATGAAGTATCTCAAGCAATCGGATGGTATCAGTTACGATGTCTATAACATTGAAGTGATTATAGCCGTTGCGTTCAGGATATGCAGTAAAGAGGGTGTCTCGTTCAGACGGTTTATAATAAATGAAATTAGCACCATTAAGAAAGTTACACCGATTACACTATTTGTTGCCAGCGTCAGAGGTAATAACCGATGGTATAGTTGAGGTTCATCCCGTCAGCCACTCGTTCCCGATGCACGGATGCAAAGGTAGCGTATGGCTTGATGGCAGCGGCAAGGTCGGGCGGCAGAGCCGTTTCGGCAGAATCTTCCTCCTGCGGAGCGTATTCAACCCGAAAACCTTGCCACTGCCTGCCACACGCTTGAAAAGCATCCGGCAACGGAAACAAGCGACTGGCGGGAAATCAGAAGAAAGAAGAGAGGAACGACTTACAGACGAAGCGGAATTTTGATGCTCCGTCCGTAAACCGTTCCTTTCTCTTTTTGCCGAAAGTCCGTTGCTGACGCAATCATAGGGCAGACGGCAAACTGCGCTCCTTCAAGAAAATCAGGTTGCCGTCTGTCGGTAAGCAGAGCGGTAGCCGTCAGCAAGCATCCTTTCGATGTCCGATTCACGGTAGAGGATTTTGCCACCCAACTGGATATAGGCGATACGCCCCTCGTTGCGATAATCTTGAAGTGTCCGGCGGCTCATCTTCAACCGTGCCGACACCTCCTTGTCTGTGAAGAAACGTTCACCGTTCAGTGTCGGGCGGTAATTGG